CTGCTCGTCCAGGAAATGCCCGCAGGTATAGGAAAGGATTTACTACTACCAATAAGAGTAAAATAGCTGTTTGTGCCAAATTTAAAACTATGGTCGAGAGTGGTAAACTGAAAATCATGAGTAGTAATCTAATTTCCGAGCTTAAAAACTTCGTTGCGCTAGGTGGAAGTTTTGAAGCTAAAACCGGCGAAACTGACGACTTAGTTTTAGCTATGTTATTGACTATACGTATCACACAAGTTTTACAAAGTTTTGATTCTGAGATTGATAATAAGTTTCGAGATAATTTTGACGAAGCCATCGAGCCAATGCCATTCATCATGATGAGCTAAATATTGTATTATGAATAACATTGAAAATATCGCCGAAGAGCTTTTTAATAAAATACGTTCTCGTTTCTCTCCCCTCGCCTTGTTTGATGAAAATGGCAAACCCACGGATGAAGAACGTAAGGCCAAGTTATTCACTTTCCCTTATAAATCGATGGTTACAGGCCGAAAATTGGGCATGTTAGATCTTAATATAATGGACGAGCGAGCATTAAAGATAAGTTTTACAAAAAACATGCCGTTCAACTTTAAAGTCGTCGAAGAAGAAAAAGAATGGGAATCTTTCATTTTAGGTCTACGAAAATTTGCCAAGCGTAACATAATGGATTTTGATATACGTGATATAAGCAAAAATATGCTAACTCCACGTGATAGAATGAAAGTGATCAACACTAAGAAATCAATAGAAAATGACGCTCTGCCTGTCACAGAAAGTATTCAATGGTCTGGTACCACACGCACTAGTATACAAGACTTTGGTGAGGCTAGGTTAGTAATACGTCACAGCGAGCGTGTTGACGAAGAAAAACCCGGGGCACGTAGCCGTAAGATTGAAAGTATGTTCGTAGAAACTACACAAGGCGAACGTTTCCGAATGCCGTTTAATCGTTTGAGTTTGGGTCGTGCCATGGCCCAACATGTGGCACACGGCGGTAAGATCTATGACGAAGCAGGACAATATATCACTGGCATGGCTGAAGAAATGAACAACCTAGCGTTTTTTGTTCGTAGCACCAAGCATCGTCAGTTTGAAGATACTGAAACAACTGGCATGGTTGAAGCAGCCTGCGGTAGATACAATAAACTACGTGAAACATTACAAGGTCTAAGCAAAACACGTAATTACCACGTATTTGCTGAAAACTTTGTACCCGAAGACGCAAACACTATAGAAGAATATGACATTGATGCTCTCAAAGAGCGTTTTGTAAAGAAAATGTTTGACGATCGTTTGACCGACGCATTACCTTACGTGTATCGTGCGTACCAACAAAGTATGATGGAAGATAATGGTCTAGTAAAAGAATTCTCCGAATGGGCCGATGAATTGACTGAAGGTGAATGGGCCGGACCCGATGATCCCGAGCAAGTTGAAAAACTTAGAAAAATCATGCAAAAACCTATTTTGGCAGGACCCGACGGTGACCAAGCGAGTTCGGCCTTAGAAGACATAATTGGTTCAGACGCACTCAATCGGGCTTTTGCTGATGCTAGCCAAGGAGTCGAAGGCGATCGCACAGATGTTAGGTTAAACATCATAGCCTGGTTAGGTGAAAACGGGTACGATCAATTGGCTGCGGAATTTAAACAATTATTAGCACAACAAGTTACTGCGCAACAACCAGTGGATACTACTGCACAGGATCCAAACACACAGGCTCAACCACAGGTAGCAGCACAACAGATTCCTGCCCAAAGTGCTCAACCTGCTGCCCGAGAAAGTTTGGATTTATCCAAAATCCGAGTCTTGGCCGGACTTAAATAAACTACTAAGTTTATTTTGAGCAGATTATTTACAATAATCTCGTTGACAAACTAAATACTAATGTTATACTGTGTTTGGTGCATAGTATATCTAGACACTTAACAAAGACCATCTTAATTTAAAGGAATATTCATCATGGCAACTACATTAGCAGAAATTCGTGCAAAACTTGCAGCAGCCGAGAACCGTGGCTCAACTGGTTCAAGTACAAATGGCGACGGTGGAATTTATCCACATTGGAACATTGAAGAAGGTACCAACGCCAAAGTAAGATTCCTTCCCGATGGTGACGCCAAGAACACATTCTTCTGGGTAGAACGTGCAATGATCAAGCTACCATTCTCTGGTATCAAAGGTCAAGCCGACAGTCGTCCGGTAGTAGTTCAAGTACCCTGTATGGAAATGTACGGCAAGGACACTCCATGCCCTATCTTAGCTGAAGTACGTACTTGGTTTAAAGATCCAGCATTGGAAGAAATTGGTCGTAAATATTGGAAGAAAAAGTCTTACCTGTTTCAAGGTTTTGTGCGTGAGAATCCTCTTAAAGATGACAGGACTCCGGAAAATCCTATTCGTAGATTTATCATCAGTCCGCAAATCTTTAACTTAATTAAAGGTAGCCTAATGGACCCTGAGCTTGAGAATCTTCCCACAGATTACGAGAATGGTCTAGACTTTACTATCAGTAAAACTAGTAAAGGTGGCTACGCCGACTATAGTACTAGTAAATGGGCACGTCGTGAGACGTCATTGGCTTCGGACGATCTAGCAGCTATCGAAAAGTATGGCTTATTCAATTTGGCTGAGTTTCTACCAAAGAAACCCGGTGAAGTAGAGCTGCGAGTAATAAAAGAGATGTTTGAAGCATCAGTAGATGGACAGGAGTACGATGTCCAACGTTGGGGACAGTATTACAAACCTCCCGGTTTGGATATTGGTCCTGCTCCCACTGAATCAGCCGCACCAGCACCGGCCGCCCGGGCCCCGGCCTCAGTAGAGGTAAACGATGTTGATGAGGATGATGTGGCACCTACTGCCCCAGTGAAGACCCCTGATCCAGCAGGAAAAACTTCTAGCCAAAGAGCAGAAGATATTTTGGCGATGATCCGTAATCGTCAAAAGTAATGTAGTACAGGACAAGGGCCGGACCCTTGTCCACCATTTACCGGGAGATAATAATGGCAAAACTTGTTAAAATTAACGAGAGTTTCACGCTCTCTTACAATAGTCGTGAAGATGGTTCAGGCGAAACTGTCATGGACTGTACAATAAATTTTGAAAACCCACGGGATGACAGTGTGGTAATTCATAGATTGAATACTTGGCTACAAGCGATCGGGCGTACCGAGATTGTAGTAGAACCAAAATCATATACTAAGGGAGTTAAATAATGGCTAGGCCCTTTGACTTGAGTAAATTCCGTAAAAGCATAACAAAGAGCATTGAAGGTGTTAGCATTGGATTTAACGACCCTACAGACTGGATTTCCACCGGAAATTACGCCTTAAACTACCTAATTTCTGGCAATTTCGACAGGGGAGTGCCACTGGGTAAAGTTGTGGTATTCGCTGGAGAATCCGGTTCTGGCAAGAGTTATATCTGTTCGGGAAACCTAATTAGACAGGCACAACAGCAAGGCATTTATCCAATCTTAATTGACACTGAAAATGCCCTAGACGAAGATTGGCTCAAAGCACTTGGTGTTGATACCAGCGAAGGGCATTTGTTAAAATTAAACATGGCCATGATTGATGATGTTGCTAAAATGATTTCAGAGTTTGTAAAAGAGTACAAGACTATTCCTGAAGATCAAAGACCTAAAGTATTATTTGTATTAGATAGTTTGGGCATGTTGCTTACACCCACAGATGTCAATCAATTTGAAGGCGGAGACCTTAAAGGTGATCTAGGACGTAAGCCCAAAGCATTGACAGCTCTAGTTCGTAACTGTGTGAATATGTTTGGTAGTTTGAATATTGGTTTGGTTGCTACCAACCATACCTACGCCAGCCAAGATATGTTTGATCCCGATGACAAGATTTCGGGTGGACAAGGGTTTATCTACGCAAGTAGTATTGTTGTGGCAATGAAGAAGCTCAAACTCAAAGAGGATGAAGACGGTAACAAGATTTCGGAAGTACGTGGTATTCGATCAGCCTGTAAGATTATGAAAACACGCTATGCCAAACCTTTTGAGTCAGTTCAGGTTAAAATACCTTACGAAACCGGTATGAACCCGTATTCGGGATTAGTAGATTTGTTTGAAGGAAAAGGCTTACTTAATAAGGATGGTAACAGTCTTAAATATACATTGGCAGACGGAACTGTGATCAAACAGTTTAGAAAAGCCTGGGAACGCAATGAGGACTCGAGCTTGGATAGGGTTATGGCTGATTTTAGAGCTAACCCACACCGAGGAACCAAAGAGGAGACTTCGGAGAACATGACCGAAGATGTATAATGTCCGACAAATTACAGTCACTGGAAGATCGAATAGATAAACTATTAAGATATCTACAACTGTTGGATCAAAATATTCAAGACTTAAAAGAACAAATCGAAACCAGATATGACATTGACAAAGCTGAATCTATCATACATACTATATCTAGATCATTAAAACGTAGGAAAAACAAATGAC